CTACACTACGCCCGCATTGTCTGAAACGACAGGATCTACGTAAATGATTTTAATATCTGAGTCTATGTCTAATACAACGTGAACAATTTCCCAAATATCCATAAATTGGGTAATATTATCACAAAAGATTTCTTGCATGACACCTTCGTTACTTACGAGAAGAAATGATCTTCTACACATGTCAATAACAACATTTGTTACGTATTCGGCGTCTTGTGAGCAGAAATCGTCAGACATAAGAATTAAAATCCTAATATAATGGTAACATGACAATTATGAATTGTCAACACCCCTACCATAATCGTAACCAGAAATTGAAAATTGTTCAGGATTGCCTGGATATGAGGAAGGATCTTCTCCTTCATACTCTACTATCAAAGGTTCCCCATCAATTCTAGAAGCCCAAACGGAGTAAAAACAATGTATTGGGCCGCTGGTACTGTTCAAGACAGTTACCTTTTGTCCCCATTCAATGTTCTTTATATATAATTCTTGATAAGAGCCGACTGGAGTTAAAGTTACTGTAATACTTTCTGGATCTACTAACCCCTTCCAATACTCAGGCAATTCAATAATATTAGAACCTTTTAACGTACCTCTCACATAAACAGAAGCTTCAGGCCCCTCTACACAAACATGTCTGAGTCTGTGTCCTTTTTTGTTTGGATGTTGTATATCAAATCCTTTCCAACCTTGTACATTGATTGTACTACCAGACCATGCACAACTTGTTCCTGTGCAACTTAGTAGAGGACTATTTCTAAGAGTTCCACCTGAGATATTAACATTACCTATAAAATAATTCTCTGGTGCAGTTATACGATTTAAACCAGCTGCATTTATTTCAAGTCCGATTGCCGTAGAAGTAATTTGTATTCCTTTGACAGGGTGTGTTACATTAATAGCTGCTAATGCAACAGGGCCTGACGTAGGAACTGTTGGGCCTACATCTAAAACTCCTTTTGGTACAGGTGAAAGTGGTGCAACACCTATCTGAACTGGGCCATTTAATATGGAAAGTCCACCAAGTGGTGAATTTTCATATGGTACTTTCATAGAGGGTGATGGAGCAACCGTGGCTTCTCCACCTACAGTTAATCTATTACCAATACTAACGTAAACATTAGCCATTCTAAGTACCTCTCCTTATTTCCATAATTTTTTTTAATTCTTTATATGTTTCAATTTGCTTTGATGCACCAAAATCAGATTGAGAAACTAGATGAAGAGTGCCCGCAATGATACCACCAAAGGCCTTTGCTTGTATGGTAAATTTATCCGAAGCCATAATACTCAATGAGTCAGAGTCTATTCTGACATCATCTGCATCAATTCTAATTGCTTTTGATGCTTCTATTCTTATATCACCATCACTCGTTTTACGATCTCCCCTTGCTTTAAGTATTATATTATCAGCTTCTACTATAAAATCTCCCTTAAGAACATCAAACATAACATCACCATTCTTACACCTAACTAATTTAGCTGGTATAAAAGCCTCCTGTGCTGCTTCTCTTTCTCTTTCTATGTTTTCACCTAAAAATTCAGCGGAAGTTCCTGTAGCAGTAAGAATGTTATTTTCTAGTTGTCCCTTTTTATAAAAACCATGACTTGAACCATGATTTGTCAATACTCTATATGAGATTGTTCCACTACTATTATTTTGACCCGCTTCAAATCTATAGTGTCTTTTGCAATCTATATCATAATCTGAGGCAAAGTTACCTTTCTTTTTTAAATTCTCAGTATCTGTGTTATCAAATTCACTTGTAAAATCAGAATTAGTCATTACGTACCTACCACATTTCTAGATAAAGGTTTATCAATACAATCAACAACCTGTATAATCTTATCAGGATCAAGTTTTTGTGAGATTTCATTTATATTTGTGAATTTAAGAACCACTTGTAAATTAGCACCTATACCAGTATCACTATTTACTATGATATTAGGAATGGTTGTAAAACCAGTACCACCATCTAATACATTTACACTAATAACACGGCCGCCAAGAATCACTGGTTCTAAGACGACTCCATCTAAATCTATGGTATCTCCATTATTATATCCAAAACCAGCATTACTTACAGTAACACTATCAATCTGTCCTGTAACTGAAATATCATCAGTATCTGATAGATTACTTTCAATAATACCACTAGGAGTTATAATTCTTCCAAAAGTACTATTGTAGTTATAGCCAGGGTAATCCATTATTACCGAATCTATACCACCATCATCTCCAATAACAACAGTTCCAGCTGCTCCTTCACCATCCCCACAAGCATCTTTAAATGTAACATATGGAGGGTTCTCTCTTGTAAATCCTAATCCACGATCTATTAAATCAACTCCTATTATTTGACCAATATTATTAACTACAGCATTACCAAATCCACCTACGCCAGGTGTTCCTCCAAAAAATTCAACAATCGGAGGCCCACACCTTAGTACATTGGATTCACATCCACCAGCTAAAGCTGCTATAGAATCTGGATCTGGGTCTGGAGTATCAAAAATACTTGGTAGTCCTAGATTATCAATACCATCACTGATAATAGATGTTTTCTCTAATATTTTATTGACTTTGTTTCTTTGTCCTGTGCCAGGCCCAATATTCATATCAAATCTACTAGGAGGTGGACATTTAAAGTCATTACATTGAATTAATTTACTCAATATACCAAGTCCCTGTAACGCCGAACTAATTAATGAATTAACAGAACCAAGAGCTCCACCAAGAGTAGATGTTAAACTTGTAAGTATGGGAGAAATAGTGTTTGTAATACTTTTCATTACATCGTTTAACATAGTACCCATGAATTGTTCTGCAGCACACAAAGGAGCATTGACAATTTTACCAATTAAGGTCTTTAAAAATTTACCAATTGTGTCAGTTAAACCACCCAGTATATTCTCAAAAAGACAATATATACTGTCAGATACATTTTTAATACCTTCAGAGAAAGGTAATTTTAGTTCAGAAATGACTTTACTATTAGTAAAGTTCTTTATTTGTTTTTCAATTGCAGCAAATATTTCACTTCTAATTTTTTTTGTCATTCCAGCCATGACACTACCAATCTTTTTTGCAATAAGATTGATTTCAGAATCAAGATTAACTATTAAACCAGTGGCTGCATTGACATAAAAATCACCGTATGCCTCTATGTTTAATAGAAGTTTAGTAAATTCATTTATTGACCCTGCAATAGAAAAGCTTGCATCATCTCCTGTACATGTAGGTCTAGTTACTGACCCAGATTTAAGATCATCTGCTATCAATGATGCATTTGACACTGTTGGGGGTTTAGAACTTTCATTTAAAGCACTGACAAAAGTAGTTCTTTCTTCTAATCTTCCACTTATTTTATTCTGTTTTATACCATTATTAGAAAAACTTCCGCCTATCAATGTTTTACTGGCTAACAAGACACCATCGTTACTACCACTGTTTAGAACTTCTAGAGGTGGTTTGTTATGTTGTATCCATTCATTACTACCATCTTTCAGAAGGGGTGTTTGATCCTTTCTGGCATGTTTATGGTTATAAAAGACAGCAGTTATAACTGGTTTTTGTTCATCTGTACCATCAATCCAAAAACCAAGAACACTTTCACCACCTTCAAGATAATGAGTGTGGTATTTTTGTCCATATCCACTCGCCAACATGGGTGTTGCTGCAATATGAGCCCAAGGTAAATCTTCTTCTGCAAGTCTATCATGATAACCTACAACTCTAACCTTTACACGATTATAATAGACTTCTGCTTCTCCACCATAATCTGCACGGCCATCATCAACATCATTGTTAAGTAATGCAGAATCTGCCCAAACGCTTCTATCAGCAACCTGGCCTATCCACCATTTCAGGCCATTTGAACCAAACGTATTTGAACCTTCTAAAATATTATCCATTAGTCATCGTAAACCAAACATTCTGGTTCGTCTGGATGTAAGTCACAGAATATCTCTAATGCATTAGGATCATGGTGATCTCCTGCTTCGATCTCTGCTTTATGATGCTCTGCATACTCTTCTAAGTCATGCAATTCTTCTTTTGCATGTCTGCGTGCTGCAGGGTTTGCTTGTGGGTCGTCAAGGATTTGTTTATCCTTTTCTATATGATCTTCGATTGATTTCATTTTTTCCTCCTGTAGTTATGGCTATTTAAGCAGTGTAGGCATTAGTTAATGGATCAAAACCTAGAGAAGATGATGATGTTGATTCATCACTATCTATATTCTCACCTTGTGAATCTCTAACTAATCTTAGGTCTGTAGTACATTGTAACCCATCTTCTTTGATTTGTACAGTGTGTTTTAAATCTTTGATAAGATATAAACCAGAAGTGTGTTTATCAACACCTTCCAAACTTTTAATTGTTTCAACTGAAATAACATCACCAGATTCTAACTTTACATTTAATGGCACTGTAACTCTCAATGAATGAGACAATAACGATTGATATCTTCTTTTTGATTGTGTGATTACTTTTGTAGGATTGAACTCACCATCAGTAAAGACAGATGTTTTAGAATCCTTTCTCATTGTAGAGTCAACCACAACAACCACAGATGGTTTTGAGGGGTTTTCTCTAATATCATAATTTAAACACTGATCTTCATCATCTCCTAGTGTAGATTGACTTGATGTTAAATCAGCTTCACTAAGTGGTGATTCGTCATCTAATTTAGAATCATATAACATATGAAGATTTACAAATCTTCTTCGTTCTCCAAATCTAGATGAACTCATGTCTTGAATAATATCTTGGTTCTGTTGTGCAAGTATGTTATACAGATGAAAATTTTCATTGTTTTGTTCAGGATCTACAATTTCACTCTGAACATATTTAAATTTCTTTTTATTACCTTCAGCTATAATAGTATCAATACTTTTGAATTTGTATCCTGTATGCGTTTGCCAAAAAAGAAATCCAACTCTTTGAGTTCCAGATCCATCCTTACTCATTGATTTTGATATGGCACGACGAGCTAACCAATATATTGATCTGAAAGGTGTCCAATAGTTACCATAGAACCCATCAGAATTTGCAGTTTGTTCAATATCTAGTCTCTCTTCATCAGATTCTCTGATATGATTTTTTAAAATATTAGTTACGTGTGTACTTGCATTTACTTTAGGATCATACCTTTGATACAGTCTTTCTTTTTCATTATTAATCACATCTTTTGATTGTAGTTTGATTGTAAAAATATTACTTGTTGATGTCACATCGTCTAGTTTCATATTAGTTACTACAAGTCCCTCAAAATCAAATCTTCCACTATCAAAAATCATTTCAATATCGGCCCTTTCTGTACCACGCAATTCAAGGTCTGAAAACACACCTTTTAATGTCACACACTGTATCTCCAGAAAAAATGATGGGGAAAATATACTTTCATTATAGTTAATATAACTAATCGAAGTAATTTCCTCACCTAGTCTTGCAGAAGGAGTCTCTTCACAAGCTTTTGTGATATCTAATTTTTCTAGTTGAAAGTTTTTAAGAAAAGACATGTTTATCCAAAGGATGGTATGGGAGAGTCACTATCTAAAAGAACGATTAACGTATCGCTACCTGTATCTGATTTTAATTGTTCAAACAAATTTTTATCAAATAATCCTTCTTGTCTCCCGATCCCAAGAGTATCAATAATCTTTAGATACCCTTCTTTCAGTTGAAGAGGGGTCTGCATGGGATTTATCTGAGTATCCGCCGTAGTTGGAAATATAAATCTCAACATATTATCCATTGTTTCCCCCTGACTGATACCCATTTTAAGAATCTGATTAGCTGCAGTGAAATATTCACTTATTATACGATTTTCTGCCTTCGTGTATTTATCAGGTATGTACTCCCCTGCTTTCATAACTCTCATCACCACTTCCGCTGCATTAGCTAATTCAACATCTGCTTGAAAAAGTAGTGATTGTCCAAGTGTTTGATTTTTTTTGTATCTGTTTAAAAATTTATTGATAGTATTTATTCTAACTCTTTCATTTATCTTTTTCTTTATATTCTTAGATTTATATGTTGGTGGTTTAAAAGTTCTAAGTTTGATATTTTTACTAGTATTAGCTCTTGAAAAAATTCTACCTCTAGGCACACCAGTTGGTAATGTATCAATGACCGCACTAATTATAGCTAAAGTTGTTAAGGCTGGATTATCTTTGTTGAAATTTTTTCTCTTATCATATATAAATTTTGGACTCATCATTATTATTCTGCCATCTGAATACGCATTTATTTTATATCCACTCTCAGTGAACATCTCCACTAATTGACCACTTTCCTGAGCTTGTTTACTCATTTCATGTGCCATCAAAACTAAGTATGGAGAAGGAGGTTTATCAGTCATCAACCTTGGTGCCGCTATCGTATACAATCCTTGGTCGTCAGGTGTCATAACATATTCTGGTATTTCTCTAGTCAAAGGATCAAATAGATTACCACTAAAATCTGTATCTTCTAAAGCTTCTTCAAGGATTTGATTTAAATCATATTGATAAGTAACTTTATCATTAAATTCAATTCTTACTGGTACTTTTGCGTTTTCTAGTTGTTGTTCTACAATCTCCTTTAATTTTTCAAATAAATCGTTATTATCTTTGTTTGTTATATCTGTTACTGTTAACTCAGGAAACTCAGACAGTATTCCCGCTTCTTCTGCCAATCTTCTGGCTTCTTCTAGTGCCTCTTTTGATCCTAATGCTATAAGTTCTTTAATATTTGCTCTAACTGCACTTTTATCTTTAACCAACTCTAATTCTTTTTCTTTTTCTTTTTCTTTTTCCTTTACATTAACTTTAACTTTCTCCTCGATGATAGGAGGTGGAGTTGTTGGTCTGGGGCCACCACCACCAAAAGGTAAAAGAAATGGAAGAGACATTGGTGGTTCACGATCTATTCCTTTACCAAATATTGAACCAGCACTTCCAACTAGTCTAGGAATAACTGGTATAGTTCTTTGTAATCTTCTTCTTAGAGTTGTAATTCTTTCAAGATCACTTTTTAATAAACTATTATTAGATTTTATAACATTTGCAACTTGTTTTGTTTTTGAGGCTGTTTTGCGGAGAAGAGGTAAAAGTTGAACCTCAATATTTACAGCAGGGGCATCTTCAATATTATCATCTGAATTAAGAAGCAAATCAGTAATTGGATTGAAAGCCATTATATTCTACCTCTAGACAAATATGTTTCCCAATCACCCATTGATGGTTCACTACTAGTTACATCTGATCCAAATACTGGTACGGACTTACCCAAATCTTCAGACTTACTTGAAGTTGACGTACGTAGATCAAGAACGGTAATTCCTGATTTAGATCCAACAGATTTTATCAAACCAGAGCCACTCGATATAAATGACATTGAATTATTTTTTCCGATTCCTTGTTTATTTTGATCCAAAAACAAATTACTTTCACCACCAAAAGTCTCATCAAGCAAAACATTATTAATATTTTCCAAAGTATTACCTATTGCGTCTGATTGTTCTGCAAAGAAATCACCTTCATTAATATTTGTTTGATTAAACATTCCAGAAACAGGTTGTGTAGAAGCTGTTAAAGGCCCACTAGTACCAAAATTAGATAAGTTTCTTCCATTTTGATTAAATGCAAGATTCATATTTGATGAAGATTGCATCGAAACTGTTTTATTATCATTCTCATTATTTGAACTAGCTCCTTTCTTATCTGTGCCAACTAAATTTCCTAAAATTTCTAAACCCAAGCCACCAACTACAGCTTTAAGGAAAGGATTGCCTGCAATTGTATTCTTAGTGTTATTAAATCTCCTTGCAGTGTTTCTAAGGAAATTAAATTTTCGTCTCTCATTTCTCCTACCAGATCTTTCACCACCTCTATCTGCAAGTTTCTGTTCTAAATCTTCTATTAATTTTTGTCTATATCCAGCTTCTATTACAGCTGATTGCAACATTGAATCACGTATTGCATCAATATTTGAATTTATTTTATTGATTTGATTTACTATACTGGAAAGACTACTATCTTGAAGTGGAGTAGAGTCTATATTTGGAACAACAGTGTCTAAAGGAAGAACTGCTCCACCACCAAGACCCATTAAAGGATCTGGTGTAAAGACATCAGGTGCGTCATCTGAAGGAGATGAAGCTGAATCTGGCCCAAAAAATCTTTCTACAAATTTATCTTTATTAAAATCTGTCTTTACAATATTATTAGCGCCTTCTTTATTCTTATTAAAAAAACTATCTACAACAGATTTAAGGCCAAGAAACTTTGACCCCTTTGCGAATATTGATTTGAGTAAGTTTAGAATGGCATTCATTAACCTAGGCCTGTTTGTTGTTGTCTTTTCAGTTTTTCAGCCTCTAGATAGTTTCTTAGTAAATTAACATAGATTTCTCTTTCCCAAGGCATCATATTTTCAATTTCAGTTAAACTATATTTATGATACTGCATTAAAGAAAACATCAACTCGTAGTATGACTCAGCATTTATGTGAGCCATACTTAGGCGAAAAAATTTGCCAGTCCTTCCAGTTTAACAGTGGATTTTACCTTAGTATCAGGATTTTCAACCTCTATTTCATGAGATAATTTAGGCATAGTATCAAAGAAAGTTTCAATCTCTCTGAATTGAGTTGAATTTAACTGTTCAAGAAAACTAATAAGTTCTTCCTTAGTAGAATCTTTTGCCTCCCAAGCCTCATCTTCACTGAATACCATATCCATACAAGATGCGACTATATCAAAACTTGTATCATCCTCTTTATCTAAACTGAAATTACTTTCAATAAATTGATCTAAAGTTGGATACTTTAATCTCATAGTATAAGTATCATCTATTTTAATGTCCTTTTTATGATCTTTAGGTTTTTTAACCTTTATCTCATCAATATAAATTGTGGAATTTACTTTTGTTTTTCCATCATCTGGACAAGTGATAATAAGATCAATACTCTCACCAACAGATCTTGAACGTATATTTAAAAATAAGTATTCAATATCGAATGTTGGTAATTCCTCAATGTTCACGCCTTTTGTTAAAACACAATTTGCAAGAACATCCTTAATTGCAGTCGTAATATCTTTCATATTACCACCCTCAATCGCAAGTATTAAAATTTTCTCTTCCTTTACTAAAAAAGGACGATACTTAATTTTTTTTCTATTCGATGGTAAGGTCAACTCATACGAAGGAGTGACAATTTTAGGTAAAGGCATAATAATTTAATCAGCGTTTTATTTATAGGGTCATTCAATGAATGTTTTTACTAGGTTGTTTGAACTTCATCTTCACTTATTCTATTTGGATAAGCATTCTCATAACTACCAAGCCATGGATCAAATGAATCAGAAAATCCTCTCCATCCCTTTCTGATAGTTGCATTAGTTACTTGAGACATCACATATCTGTTATATCTAAAAGTCACATTTAGTTTAAGTGTACTTCCCCCTTCATAATTTACAGGTATTGATGAGATGGACATGGGCCATGCTTTCAAAAATTCATAACATACAAGTAGTTTCTTAGATGCAGCATTCCCTGTAAAATAATCTTTATTATATTTGACAATACTCATTTTACACTTATAGTCTTTAGGATAGTTAAGAGCTGCAACAGTATTATCACCTCTTCCACTACTTTCACCAAACAAAGGATTGATTGTTTTTAACCAAGATTCAAAAAATTTAACCACATTATATTTTCTATCTACTAAAAAAGTAAATGTAACGTCATCGTATATTCTACTGTAAGGTATTCTTTCAGTTATTCCCTGTCTATCACCAACAACTTCAATATCAGCAAATGAAGACCCTGGCAATACTGCATCAATAATATAAAGACCTAAATCCTCATCTATAAATCTTCTTGATATACCAGCTTCTGCTGCTGCATTATAAATTATTCCGTTAGGTTCAATAAATGCTTGGTATTTATTATCAATAGCTACAGTTTGAAATCTAGACCTGATATCGTCTATAGCATATTTTTTTGGTAGTCTAGACATTATCTCTAAATAGGTATCAGCTAGTTATCACTTTTATTTATGAGCTATAGTGGAAGGTATAGACCTACCAACCCCAGAAAATACAAAGGAGACCCCAAAAACATCGTTTATAGGTCGTTATGGGAACGTAAATTCATGGTATATTGTGATTCTCACGATCATATCATTGAATGGGGAAGTGAAGAATTTGCAATACCATACAGAGATCCAGTCAGTGGCCGTAGGAGAAGATACTTTCCCGACTTCTATATCAAGTATATTGATAGATCTAAAACCACTCGTCGCATGGTAATTGAGGTCAAACCAGCAAGACAATGTAAAGAACC